GTTAAAAATACTAGAATTGATAAAATCAAATCAATTGTCAAAAATCTTCTTCGCAAATTGAGAAACTTACAGGGTAAACTAGAAAAAATAAAACAAACGATTCGTGAAGCAGCAAATAAAATTGTTACTTTATGCAATGATTTAATTGGCGGACTCTTTAACTTTTTAATTTATGGAAATGAGGACTTTCCCGGTCTAATAGGTCTTCTAAAACAAGGACTAGATTTACTTTATAAATTAGTTTTTTCTCAAATTCTTGCGGCTACAGGAAATCCAGTTGCTGCACATTTGGGTGGAGTTGCAGCACAACAAGCAATGGTTTTACCAGTCAAAGCACTTGAAGAAGCACTTGGATGTATTGCTGGTGCTGCAATCGAAAGTATGAAGAGTTTAGTCTTTGATATTCTAAACTCAACGGTCAATAATGTAGACCGCTTTGTAAGTTGTGCAGCAGATCAGTTTGCTGGCACGTTGTTAAATTCGATTATTGGTGTGCTTGAAACTTTATTTGAAGGTCCATTAGGTGCAGTTCAAAAACTTCTTCAATTCTTTTCTAATTTTAATCTGGGAAACATTTTGAGAGAGGGAATTGGATTGTTGTCTGAATTTGGTGCTGGATTTGCTTGTAATCAGAGTTTGGATAATTACAAAGGGCTTGTGAATGAATGGACAGTTGGTGGAGGACCATCTGGTTCAGTTTCATCAACTGCATCTTCTTTGGTTAATACTTATGGAAACATTAGAGATATTACAAATATCATTAGTTCTGGTGTAGATATCAATTCTGTGACGCAATGTTTCACTGGTGCTCTACAATTTGCGAGTCCACCGGTTATTAATATTTTTGGTGGTCGTGGGTCTGGTGCATCTGCAATTCCAATCTTTGGAAATCTTGTAACAAATTCGGATGGAAACACGACCGCAAGCATTATTGGCGTCCAATTAACCAATCCTGGATCTGGTTATGCTTATTCACCATTTGTTGAAATTATTGATGATGCAGACCAAGGATATGGAGCAGTGGCAAGAGCACTTGTGAATGAGAGTGGTCAAGTCGAATCGATTTATATGGTATCAGAGGGAGAAAATTATTCTGTTGGTAATCTTGCAGAGTTTTCTGTGCTGCGAGTGTTGGTTGAAGATGGTGGCAGCGGATATGAAGATGCCATTGTCACAGATAATCTTGGAAATGAATACAACTCTCAGATTGTTGATGGTCGCATCTCCCAGGTCATTCCTCTAAATAATATCGTTGATAGTCTACCTAGACTTAATATAGAATCAGATACTGGATTTGGAGCAATTTTACGCCCTGTCATAGGAGCACTCAAAGAGACTGGACCTATTCCTGCTTCTCCGGATACCGGTCCCAATTCAGCAAATCTTTTTGCACAAGAAGTGCAAACATCCATAGATTGTCCGATATAAAATGGCAGAAAGAGACAAAAACATTTTCAAAAGACAACTTATTAGTTTTAATCCAAACTTTCGGATTGATACTGCCAATCCTCAAATGGGATTGAGTGGCACAGATGTATATAAAATTTATGGCGTCACTGATAGTGGAGATAATCAATCTTCAATTAGTTTAAGTAGTGGTGGATTATTCTCAATTTATAATGACCAAACTATTCAAATTTCTGGTGGTTCTAAAAATCCAGAGGGAAGAGAAGATGTCGTTATTATTGGAAACAATGGAAATGTTTCCATATCGGCAAACGGAATGGTTCGCTTATATGCAACCAACATTATGATTGAAGCAGAGGAAGATATCCATTTTAAAGCAGGAAGAAACATCACAATGAAAAGTGGTGCTGGTCGCATCATGATTGATGGTCAACGAGTCGATATCAAAGGAACGAGTGGGAATGTTCCTTCTCTACTTGGAATTGATTTTACCAAAAAAATATTTTCCGGAAGTTTTGTGGGCATTGATTTTATTGATAATGCTGTCAGTGGAATCGTTGGTAATATAGTTAACACTGTTGTTGATGCAATATTATGAGCAATAATCAATATTTCGGGCAAGAAACTTTTTTTAATGAAAGGATAAATGCATACACAGGTATATCGGGAGATTTATTTGGTAATGTAACTGGGAATATTACTGGTGATATATTTGGATATGTAAATGGAAATATTAATTCAACGAGTGGAATTTCAACCCTTCAAGATGTAAAATTAAATGGAAAACTTTTTGATGGTAGCAATACTTTTGGTTCTGCTGGACAAATTTTGGCGTCTGATGGCACCAAAACTTCCTGGATATTTGCATTTCCATCAGGAACAACGTTACTATTCTTTCAAGCAGATGCTCCTATTGGATGGACTAAAGTAACAACACACGATAACACGGCATTAAGAGTTGTTAGTGGAACCGGCGGAGGAATCGGAGGATCTACTGCTTTTACAAGTGTATTTACTTCTAGAACTCCTTCTGGTTCTGTAAGTGTTTCTGGTTCTAACTCCGGAGGAAGTGTAAGTAATACTGTCCTTACAGTAGACCAGATACCTAGTCATAGTCACTCAATTACAGATCCAGGTCACGTTCATAGTGGAGCAGCTCAACATCCGTCTAGCAGCGGACCTGAACAGGATCAATCGGGCGGTCCAGAAAACAGAACATTATTTAATATCAACTCTGGATCTTCATCAACAGGAATTACGATAAATTCCTCTGGTGGAGGGCAAGCTCACAACCACGAATTCACAAATCCAACTTGGAGTGGTTCGGCATCATTCAGTGGATCTTCTATGGATTTTGCCGTTCGGTATATTGATTTGATTATTGCTTCAAAGGACTAATAATGTTATAATGATATTTTAAGTATGGCAAAGATTAAACCAGGCAATTTCTGCCCACTCATTAAAAAAGATTGTATTGGACTTAAGTGTTCTTGGTATACTCAAATGAGAGGAACAAATCCTAATACCGGAGAACCAGTAGATGAATGGGGATGTGCCGTAACCTGGATGCCTTTTATGGCAGTAGAGATTGCTCAAAAATCAAATCAAACTGGCGCTGCTGTTGAGAGTTTTAGGAATGAAGTTGTAAAAGCAAATCAGCAAAATCAACAACTTTATATTTCGGCACTTCAACAAGGAGTTGTTCAGGCACAGATAAGACCAATGGATAACACCATGAATATAATTGAAGGAGCGCCTGACCAAACCCCTTGACACCTGTCCCCAGATACCCTATAATATGGGGACAATCAACAAAACACCAAATGAGCACCGCGCAAGAAACCGTACAAGGCATTGTGATTGATGTTTGCACCCGCACTTTTCTTCTTTTCAGCGATCAGGGCAGTGAGCGTCGAGTGGAATGTGATACTGTCGAAGAGTTTATGAATGTGTTGGAAGTCATCACCGCTCAACTTGACCCCGAGCAGATTGAGTATGCTGACCTTGCAGTTTATGGGCAGTGATGCTATAATATAAATATCGAAAAAGAAACGGATGGAAGTTTTCACTGTGGAAGAGTTTCAAGAGAGGTTTGATGAACTGATTGAAAGAGTTGAAAATGGAGAGCGATTAGGTATAATTGATGAAGATGGGCGAGCAGCAGTTATGATACCTGCGGATGATGAACTCATACGAATACACACCGAGTGTAATAATGAGGCATCATAAACGCAGGGTTCTGTCGCCTATTGGTTAAGGCCAGCAGCTTATAACTGCTTGAACGGAGTTCAATTCTCTGCAGAACCACTTGACCATAAAGACTTTTTGAGTTACTATGGTCTTATCGCTTCGGTGATGGAACTGGTATACATTCGACACTTAAAATGTCGCGCCCGTATGGGATTAGGAGTTCGAATCTCCTCCGAAGCATAAACTAAATAATAATACCTGGATGTCTGCAAACTTCAGGAGGGGGGGTGTAAATCCCTCCGTTTTATTATAAATATTAATGCAGACATCTAGAGTAGAAATGAATTATCTAAAGGTTTATTGTAACCTTATAAGAAAGGCACAACAGCGTCAAGTTGTAGAAGGTTACATCGAAAAGCACCATATTTTCCCAATAAGTATTTTTGGAAAAAATAATAAAATAGTTGTTTTAACTGCAAAGGAACATTATATTGCTCACGCCTTATTAGAAAAAATATATCTCAAAAGATATGGAATTGATAATTGGAAAACGCAAAAAATGATATTTGCTTATTGTAATATGAATGCAATTAATG